AACCATTAGAACCCGATGTTCCAGATGTTCCACTTGAACCTGATGTTCCTGATGAGCCACTTGAACCCGAAGTACCATTTGTACCGGATGATCCACTTGAACCTGATGTTCCTGAAGAACCACTTGATCCAGATGTTCCACTTGATCCAGATGTTCCTGATGTTCCACTTGATCCTGAGGTCCCATTTGTGCCTGAAGACCCTGAACTACCTGAAGTACCACTTGACCCTGATGTACCATTTATTCCAGAAGAACCTGAACTACCTGATGTACCAGAAGAACCTGATGTACCAGATGTTCCCGAAGAACCAGAACTTCCACTTGTACCAGATGAACCTGAAGTGCCATTAACTCCTGAAGAACCGCTGGATCCTGAAGTTCCCGACGAACCTGAACTACCTGATGTACCACTCGATCCCGAAGTTCCGTTTGTACCTGACGAACCTGAACTACCTGAACTTCCACTTGACCCTGACGTTCCATTTATACCTGAAGATCCCGAAGAACCTGATGTTCCTGATGAACCTGAACTACCTGATGTACCACTCGATCCCGAAGTTCCGTTTGTACCTGACGAACCTGAACTACCAGAAGTTCCACTTGATCCTGACGTTCCATTTATACCTGAAGAACCACTTGAGCCTGATGTTCCAGACGATCCTGAAGTTCCACTCACACCTGATGAACCACTTGACCCCGAAGTACCGCTTACTCCTGAACTACCACTTGAACCAGAAGTTCCATTTATACCTGAAGAACCACTTGAGCCTGATGTTCCAGACGATCCTGAAGTTCCACTCACACCTGAAGAACCACTTGACCCTGAAGTACCACTTGATCCTGAACTTCCACTTGAACCTGACGTTCCATTTGTTCCTGAAGATCCACTGCTACCTGACGTTCCATTAACTCCCGAAGACCCGCTACTTCCAGATGTCCCTGATGTACCAGAAGAACCAGAGCTACCTGAACTACCACTTGAACCTGACGTTCCGTTTGTTCCTGATGAACCACTACTACCTGAAGTTCCATTCACCCCTGATGAACCACTTGACCCGGAAGTTCCATTCACACCAGAAGATCCCGAACTTCCAGAAGAACCAGAACTACCTGAAGTTCCATTTGTTCCCGATGAACCTGAGGTACCGTTTGTACCTGATGAACCCGAACTACCGCTGGTTCCATTAACACCTGAAGATCCTGAAGTTCCATTAACACCTGAAGATCCCGAAGTACCCGAAGAACCTGATGATCCTGAAGTCCCACTTGACCCTGAGGATCCACTTGATCCTGATGTTCCATTGGTACCATTTATACCTGAAGATCCTGAGGTACCTGAAGAACCAGAACTACCTGAAGATCCTGAGGTACCTGAAGATCCTGAGGTACCAAGAAGATCTTGTACCTGGGCTTTAAAAGTTTGAGTTTCAGTATCGTTGTTAACTACAACCCATGCTCCAGGAACAGATCCTGTAAAATTAGGTAATTGTGAGATTTTTTTGTTTGCCATTTTATTTTTAATATTGGTATTCTAACCCAAAATTATCTTGTGTTGTCATAATGTTTCCATCCTCATATAGAATGTAATAAGTCTCTCCTTCAGGTGTTGGGTCATCACATCCTTCAGGCCATAATGTAAAATCTATGAATTCGTATGATGTGGCGGGAGTTGCAGTACTAAAAGAACCAACAACATACCATACTTCTCTTGTTGCCAATGGAGGAATTGCGTAGTTTGTAACACTCAATTCATCAGCACATCTCGAATAGTTAATCACAAGATTTCTACTCGGCATCAAGTTTTTTATATTGACTCTTCTACAAACGCAATTCGACATATATTATACATTATCATTATAAATATCTTTTAAATAAAAAAGGGAGGATTTCTCCTCCCTTACTCATAACATTTATGACTATTATCTCAAAGATTGTAGGTCAAATGTTCTAACACCATCAACTGTGATACGTCCGTAGAAACGGTTGTTAACCATTTTCTTAGCGTAACGTGTCATAATACCCTTGATAGGAGTAAAGTTGAATGGATTGTACATAGTTGGAGTCAACTGAAGAGGTACATATGGAGCGTAGATGTAACCAGTGTCCAACAAGCTAGTTCCCTTGTGACCAATCAAAACTTGGTTAGGTGGGAAGTATGGATCACGGTAAACTTGGTATCTACCTGCCAATGTTCCAACTCTTTCGATACCCATGTTGTACTGATCCTGATCAGGAGACGCGTTAGACACGTGGAAGTACTCCAAGTCATCGAAGATAGCTGATACTTCCGAAGATACAACGATCCAGTTAGCACCACCTCTAAGAGTTGATTTATGGATTTGAGCCGAAAGCTGGTTGATAGCTGTGATCAACGTTTGGTTCCAGTCCTTCTGAGTGTAAGGAGTAGTACCTGAAGAAGAAAGTCTCTTCCATCCGTTGTAGTCCCAACGTAGATCCCACGCCGCACCTTTTCTCAAATCTCTCAAGATTTCACGGTCAATTTCAGCAGCCACTTGCTCAGACAACAAAGCTGTCAATTCAGCTTCAGCGTCGATGTTGTGGAATGCTGCAACGTCTTGTGCCAATTCAGGAGACCATTGTGCTCTAAGTTTTCTTTCTGTAACAGAAACAGTTACTGACTCAAGGTCGAAAGAAACTTCACCGATTTGATCTTCGAATTCAAGCTCCTTGTACAATCTGTAGATTGCAACGAAAGCTGCTGTGTTAGCTGAAGAAGCTGAGAATGTAGTACCAGTGTAACCATCAGGAGATGTCTGACCACACTCAACACAAACTGGAGTCTGAAGGTCAAGCTCCAAGTAGATCTTACCGTCAGCATTACAGATGTCATTGTACTGACCACCAGAACCTGAAGTTGGCCATACAGTTTGAGCATTTCTTCCGTACTCTACAATACCTTTACCGTATCTTTGAGTAACAACATTGAACAAGATAGCACCCGTTCCCAATCCCCAACCTTCTTGACCTGAAGTTGCTGTAGTTGGAAGGATAACCAATCCTGAAAGGAATTCTTCGGTATCCATAGTATTACCGTTAGGTCCGATCAACTGACCAGCACCGTTTGAGTAGAAACCACTCATTTCGATGATAACCTTTCTGTAGTTGTTTTCAGGGTATCCTGAAGGGATCAACACGCTATTGTCCCATACTACAGTATTAGTAGTTGCTGTGATAGCTGACCACTTACCTTTTGAGTAATCGAACAATCCTGGAGGATTCAAACCAGCCTCGTTACCTTCGTAGAACAAGTCATACAAGTCTTTAGTGAAGATATCGTTGTAACCAGCAGCACCTGCAGGAACTTCAGTGTAACCAGCGTTTGGATTACCTTGGTTGTTCGCACTTGCGTAACCAGGAGCACCTACTGGTGGGTAGTGATTACCACTGAATTGGTTTTCAGTACCACCTGAGTAACCTTGGATTTTAGGTACGAAGTAGAACAACTTACCGATAGGTAGGTTCATAGCTTGTACAGATACGATGTCGTTAGCAAGTAATTTAGAGAATACTCTTCTAACGATTGGGAAAACTACAGTTTCGAATGAACCTGAGTCAGAAGTTGAAGAAGCTTCGTTGATTAAGTGTGAAGCTTGGTTTTCATACAACTGAGCGATGTTTTCTTTTAAGTGACCGTTAAGACCCTCAAGGAATCCTAATTTGTCCCATTTGTTGATTGTGTCTTCTTTGATAACTTTCAAATGCTTCATGCCGATGTTACCAACAAGACCACTTTCTAATAATGCACCCATTTTAATATTTTTTTTAGGTATGTTTATTTTGCAATTTTTTGCATGATGTCCTTCATTCTTAAGAACTGAGGATTCTCATACGTTTTTGACTCGATCAAGTTTTGAGCTGAACCTGAAGCCGGTGATTTTTCAATCTTACTTACTGATTCAGTCACAACGTTTTGAGTCGTGTTGTTTAGTTCATTCTTGATAGAATTGTAGAGAGACTTGGATTCCTTCAAAGTTTCAACATTGTCAAATCTTCTAAGAATATTAATTTTCTCTTGCTTCGTAGTTGTATGTTCGGTAAACAATCTTGTAGCATAAGCTAAGTTTGAGTTGAACACAGCAACTTCATTCAATTTTTCTCTGAACACGTTAAGAGCCTTACGATATTCTTCGTTTTTCTCTCTTAATCTTTGAACTTCTTCGTTAACGTTAGCAGCACCTTTTGTGTAATCGTAGTTTCTGTTGTTAGAAACTCCTTTTCTCAAACCGCGACCATCTTTAGAACCGAATCCGTAAGTTCTTGCTGCTTCTTTAGCTTCAGACTTTTCGTAATCTTTCTTACCAGGATGTGTTTTAGACTTACCACCTTTGTTACCTCCGAATTTACCTTCGTAGTCTTTGTAGTGTCCGTCCTTACCTTCGCCAGCCTTTTTCTTAACTCCGTCTACAGTCTTACGCTTGTATTCGTCTTTGTTAGAACCATAATTTTTGTCCTTAGCTTCTTCCATCTCCTCTTCGGTGAATTCAAATTTCTTAGGTTTAAGGTTCATTCCAACTCCCTTAGCACGTCCCTTTGGTTCGATTGCTCCTTCCTTAGTTTCTGCCTTGGTAGTTAGTTTAGCTGATTTTAGGTTACCCATAACTGGTTTGATGGTCATTTTACCTTCATTAACATCAGAGTCATCCATGTCATCCATGTCATCCATGTCATCCATGTCTTCCTCTTCGTCCATTTCGATCTCGTAAACTACCTCATCCATCTCTTCGTCCATTTCTTCAGTGTACTCAGAATCATGTCCCATTCCTTCACCCATTTCAGTTTCATTGAAAATGTCTGCGATCATTTGATCCAATTCTTCGTCTGAAATTTCTTCGTCATCTGAAACTTCAACGTCCATGTCCATTTGCTCGTCCATTTCTTCGCCCATAGAGTCTTCCTCTTCTTCGCCTTCCATTTGGATAATGTACTCAACGTCTTCGTCCTCATCTTCGATGTGAACTTGATTATTGTCTTGTGTAACGATAATTCCATCCTCATCACTCATCGCCTTGAAAACCTTTAAGATTTCCTCGTCAGATGCATCCGTCAAATCGATTGGTAGTTCATCTTCCTCAGAGTCAAAATCCATTTCCATTTCATCCTCTTCGGAATCCATTTCCATTTCATCATCTTCATCAGATTCTTCCTCCGAATCCATATCAATTCCTAAAATGTCCTCAGCGTCTTGCTCATCCATTTCAGTCATATCCATTTCTTCATCGTGTTCAGCCTCTTTCAGAGACTCTTTTACTAGTTCAGAGATTTCTTCCTTCATGGTTGAAGCAAGTATTCCTTTTGCATTTTCAGCGACTACTTGTTCCAAATTTTTCATTTGTAGTAGTGCTTCCTCGACTAATGACTTGTTGTCTGCCATAATTTAAATTGTGAATAATTTACCTTATAAATATATCCAATTTGTAAAAAATTCTTTTTTATGGATATAACAAACAAATTAAAATAAAAAATCCCCCACTTTTGGTGGAGGATTATTATTTAGTTATTGTAAAATTTACTTCTCTACAACTTCATCGATCTTACTCTCAGATACAGATGTGATTCTCCAATCGTGTGGGAAACCAGCGTATCTTGCGGTAACTTTAGCTTCAACGTCAGTTACGTTGAATCCTCTTACGAGTTTTTCTTCTCTGATTTTTTTGATCTTTCCTGTGTTCTCATCGGGAAGGTCATAAGTGATTTTTGCAACAAAGTATTTTTCGTCCATGATTTTTTTTGGTTTTAAATTATCTGTTTAAATAATGGTTCAATTTATTCAATAAGTCAATAGAGCGGTCCATACCTTTTCCAGAACTTTGTGATGTAGATGATATTCTTGCCATTTTTTCTTCCTCTAAGTTCTCCTCAAAGTTGTTTCTGTCTTTTACGTCTGTAAAGAGATAAGCCCCTGGTGTAGATGGTGATGATACCAAATCAAAACAGATTAGTTCAAAATCGTCTTGTACTTCGTTTTGTTCACCGATTTTCTTCAGAGATCCTACACCACGAGATGAAATACCCAAGGTTACTCCTTGACGAAGAAGGTTTGCTGCTTGGTCACCTTTGGTTGATACAATACCTCTTTCGTGGAAACCTGGTGAGGTAAGGAGTTTGAGTTTACCCATAAGGATATGTCCGTCCCACCAAATCTCGTTGATTGCGTGTGATACACGATCCAAATCAATTAGTGATGATTCAGGGTGATTAAGTTCAGACAGGGCAACTCCCTTGTCGATCATTTTCTTGTAGTTATCCGCCTCTCTTTTGAGGATTCTCTCAGGATATACACGACCATTTCTGTTTGGTGTGTTGTACTTTTGAAGAACGGCATAAAACTCAAATGGTTTTGAATAGTCCAACATATTTTTGTTGGATTCCTCGATAATTGACTTGTTGAATTCGTGGTTGGGCGAGATATGTCCCGCATCCATCTCAATCAATATTCCCTTACCAATTTCACTTGGACCTAAAATTCGCATATAGATATCTTTTAGATATAAATATACTGATTATAGTTCTTTTACTTTTTTTGAAATGGTGAAGTCAAAATAGGAAGATTTTTTGAAACTATTGACGTAGATTTCTCTAGCAATTTTTTTAAGGGATAGTTTCAGTTTTGGATCTTTGAATTCAATTTCAGTATTGAAGAATAGAGTTATTTCTAAATTCATAAAACTCTTTTTTCCATATGTAATACCACTTGTTCTAAGATCTAAATCTACAATATATTTTTCTTTGAACATACTTCTATCCAATACCTCGTATACAGAATTCTTTATTGATTTTCCAAATGTGGAAACAACACGTTCCACATTTTCGTATTCATCCTTGGGGGTGACCCAACTTTGAATGTTTAGATAAATTGACTTTAAATTTTTGGAATCAACTGTTCCATAGTTAATTTTAGCGTCAGGAAATCCTACTAAACGTGAGGTTTTACCTTTTTTCATATATTATTTTTAATACTCATATGTTTATTGATGAATAAAATATATCACCAAAGTGGTCTTTGGTCAAATTTTTTTCAACAAGCGATTATTTATAAGATATGCTCATAGTAGAAGTCAGGAATAATAATATTGAAAAAGCACTCAAAGTGCTAAAAGGTAAGGTTATTAAAACCAAACAATTAAATCATCTGAGAGATGGACAATACTTTGAAAAGAAGTCTGTAAAGAGGCGTAATCAAATAAACAACGCCAAGTACGTCCAAAGTAAAAAAGATCAGGAAACTTACTGAATATTGTTGTAGAGACTATATAGTCTTACATAATTGATTTTAGAATATTCTTCGTTTTGAATTTGTTGGATTGTTTCGGTCAACTTGTTCTTTGTTACCTCATCTTCAACAGAAGTGATGTGTGATAATGCATCAATTGTTTTTGTTTTCAAATCAGTAAATTCTTTTGACAATTCAGTATCTTCTGTCATCAAAACTTTTGATAAATCTTGCTTTGAACTTTCATCCAAATTTTCAATATAATTTTCAAGTTGTTTTCCAGCAATTCTAAAGATAGAATCGATTGGTAAATTGATAGACTCTTGTACTTGTTGTTTTTCCATCAATTTGTTGATTACATTTTTTCTACTTGATACTGACTCCAAAATTGTATTTGGTTTTGTATAAACTAAATTATCAACATCTTGATATTGGTTTTCACAAACAACATCTTTTACCCACTTATTGATTTCAGTGAAATTTGCTTTGGATAAACTCCTCTCAATCTGACGAAGACTTTCATTTACAAAAAGATCTGCAACTTCTTTTTCCAAACCTTGTTTGGTGTTGAGTTGATTATAGATATGATATACTGAACTGACTTCTTTATTCTCCAAGATATTCTTCTTGAAGGTATTCATTTCTTTTTTGAAGGTTTCGTTCACATAAGAACCAACCAACTTGTTTTCTATTTTGGATAATATTTCTCCGAATTTCATTGCAAAACTTTTTATAATAAATATTATTAGTCAATGATTTTACGTAATTCTTTTTCAATTTCACCTAAAGATCGTCTACCTTTCTCTAAATCGATCTCTGATATCACACCCAAATCATTTTTTTCTACGATGATATTCATCCTTTTTTCAACCGTTTCAGGAGTAACTGGTGCTTCTTCACCTGCTGGTGCTTCAAATCCAGTTTCTGGTGCCTCGGTTGGTAATTCACCAAATTCAGCATCAACACCAACGGTTTCAGTTTCACCTGTGACAGCCGGTTTACCATTTCCGTATAACTTATCAACAGTATCAAAGATACCGGTTCTGGTAATTACATTCGGAGTATTTTGAATTTCAGTAGCAACTGCCTTTTCAACTCTTTGTTGTTGTAAATCAAGTTTGATTTCTTCATCTGAGAATCCTAAGATGTGTTTCTTAGCCCATGATTGTGAAACTGGTGCAATACCTTCAATCGGCATAACCGCATCCTTATACAACAACATCTTTTCTTTCCAAACGTCGATGGTCAACAAGTCCGCTTGTTTTGATGGATTTGTCAAACTAAGTTGGAATGAACCCAATTCATCTTCAAATCCTAACAAGAACAAGTGGATAATCGCAATCTTATTCAATTCAGCAATCATAGACTTCTGAATACGATTGATAGTACGAGCAAAACGAATGTCTTGTAGAGACAAGTTTCTACCATCACCAACAACTTCTTCAAATCCCAAAAACGCTTTAGGTATTCTAAGTGCGGTCAATAGTTTCTTTTGGATGTATTCGATATCGGCAATTTCAGATAGATTTTGCGCTCCTTGAAGAGTTTCAATTGGATTAGGTGCCGCTGGATCACGAACAGGAATAAAGAAGTCTTGGTCAACCGCCATTTGGTTGAATCTCATATCAACATTACCAGTACTTGGATCTGTGATCATATCTTTCTTAAACTGAGCCGCAAATCTCTGTACATATGGTTGGATATCTCCATCGTCCATGTTACCCACGTAAACCTTAAAAACACGTCTTTCAGGAGCTCTTGATACACGGTATACCAACATCGCATCCTCACCAAGAACCAATTGTTTCCAAATCCTTCTGGCCTTTTCTAACATCGAAGTACCATAAGGAAGTTTTCTGTCGTCACCCAACAATCTAAAGTGGGCAATCTCCCATGAGTTAAATTCAAGTTGTTTGTTTTTCCAAGTAAAAGTAAGACTTTGTACATGGTCACCTGTGCCAGCTAAAGAGGCTCCCGAAGATGCCCTACCTCTCATACCAACTTCAATACGTTCCATTTCAATGTTTGGAAGTTGTAAACATCCAACAACACCCTTTTCAGGATCTAACTTCAAGAATACAAAGTTATCACCATACTTAGCGGTATTTCTTGTCCACATCGGTAGGTTGGTATTGATATCCAACGAGTTGTTGAACAAATCTCCCAATATTGATTTGATGCGAGGTGAATCAGAATAAATCTGAAGCATGTATCCATTCTCATCAACGGTTGTTGATTCTTCAGCGTAAGTATCCAAAGCCGCTGCAATCTCAGGAGTATATTCCATAGATTCGTAGTCATAGTATGAAGACAAACGAGTTGGTTCATAATAGACTGCTTGACTATAAAGGTTATTTTCAATCTTGGCCCATTGTTGTGTCAAATAATATGTTTGACGGGCTTGTAATTTTTCTTTTTCGTACTCGGCTTTATCCGTGGTACGAAGCAATTCTTTTTTATCAAATTTGTACGTCGGTAGGTCTTGTCCCAATAGGGAATTTGGTCCCATAGTTTGGGATAACCTCTGCCAAATCGTTAAGTTTTTTTCATTTTCTTCCATCTCTTACAAAAATTACTATCAAATAATTATTTCTCAACGCTTCATACCTCCGAATAACCATAAATAGTCCTTATATTCTTTCAGAGATGGTTGATTTCTGTATGCTGGGTTGTTAAACTGTTGTCCTGTGTTAGGAAGAGCCGGATTGAAGAATTGTTGATTAGGTTTTTCATACGTCTCAACAGTCCAAGATTCCAACATACTTTTGGCTTGTTCATTTACCTTACTGAGTTGAGTAAATGATGTCTCAGCAACATACACCGCCATGGCCATTGCCATAATCAAGTCGTCATGTTGTCCTTTCATGTGGTCAGGTCGTCCGTTGATGTAAACAAATGTATTCATCTCATTCAACAATCTGTTGGATCTAACCTTTAGTCCATGTCTTAAACCCTCCTCATAAGACGCAATAATCTGAACCCTTTTTTGGCTGAAATTCAAACCAGGTATTTTATCTTTTACCTTTGGATCAAACTTCCATTTATTACCGTATTCAACACCTTCAACATACAAATCCTTATATCCCAACTCTTGCAACTTTCTTGAGGTTGCAACACCCATACCACCGGTGATATCAATAACAATAAAAGCAGAATACATCGTACCCCACTTAAAGGCAATTTCTGCTAACACATCAGGTGGAACTTTTCCCAAATATTCGGCAACCTGTTCCCTATCATCAAAATCATAAATCTGAATTGTAGAAAAGTCCTCAGAATCACCCCTTGATACGTCAACACCCATAATGTATTTGTGACCAATCTCAGGTTCCTTCCATATCCAAAAACCACCACTAATCATCTTACTAACAGGTTCTTTGATGGTATTCTCAGTAATATTTTGAATCAAATTAGAATCAAATACATTATCACCCGACCCCAAGAAATTACACTCCAATTCTTGAGCAACCTTTCGTTTGTCGTATTTCAGTTTTTTTACCATCGCTTCAAACCATGAAGACGATGGCTTATATCCTTCCTGAAACTTACTTACAATCTCTTCAAAATTTCTTTGAAATGGATTAGTGTCAGAGTAATCAATTCTTACTTCATTATCATCATATTCATCACGATTAAGGAAATAATGAATAATATCCTTAGTTTTTACCAAATACAGGTCTTTTGTATAACGAGGGTCACGATACCAATACATCTCGGTAATCTTGAAGTCGTTCATATTACGTAACGCCTGATCGTAAATCTCGTAGTAAATAGGATCATATCCGTTAGGTGTGGAGATAACGATTACCTTACCACCAGTAGAAAGTGACGCCATACACGCAGCCCAAAAGTCTCCGTCAGCATCAATAAAGGCAGCTTCGTCAAAAATAAGAATAGTGGGGGTATAACCACGGAGTGCGTCTTTTGATGTTGCCACCGCTTTCACCTCACACCCATTACTTAGTTTATAATGTTTTGCAGCATTTTTATCAGGTGAAAACCCAACACCAACCCAATCAGGCCATTGAGATGTAAACTCTCTAATCTTATTTGCAAATTCAACAGATGTATCCTGTTTGTTTGCGATAATCAGAACCTTTTCAGGTTTTGTTTTTCTAGCAAAAACAAGTTTTTTACTTGCCCATGCTGCGGTTACGGTTGATACACCAGCCTGTCTGTATTTTAGGGCAATATTTTCATTATAAGAATCATAATCCTCAATCAATCTGACCTGATCGGGGAATAATTCCAAAGGTACATAACGTGATTGTGTGTTATCGTAAGTTTGTAGATATGTTCTCAAGGAGTATGAGGTATTACTCATACACCTTGAATATTCTAATAAAAGTTGTTCTTTAGTTAAACCCATAAAGTAGTTTAGGATCTACTGATACCCAAACTACCTAAAAAGTCATCTAAATCATCCAAATCATCGTCATCAGGAGAATCAACATCAGAATCTGATTCATCATCAGAACTGTAGTCTTCATCATCGTGGATTTTGTTTAGATGGTCAACAATTTCAGTAACCATTCTATCCAAGACTTGAGTTGCTTTAGCATCACCTCTAAGGATTGCCTTTGCTAGTTTGAAAAATTCCTCGGCAGTAAGAGCTGAGAAACGAGCGAATAGGTAGTTCTGTATCCATCGTTTATCTTCGTCAAATAATTTTTCAGGATATGCTTGAATGAATTTTTCCCATAATACAGGTCCAAGTCTCAAATCCCAAATTTCATTTACCAAAGTGTCTGTTGATGCCATAACCATTTCGGCTTGCTTAGGGTCATCTGGTAATCCTTGTGTCCCAAGAATCTCCATAGTCCCTTTTATTAATTCGTGTACTAAAACAGGGAAAAACACACCACGTGCCTTTACTGTAGGCGGATCTGTTTCAATATCAACTTCTTCTTTACCCGCAATACCACCTTGACCCATCATGTTATCCATGACTTGGTCAGGAAGTACCCAATATAGTAAATCATTTACTGACATCAGTACACCATAAAGGTTCAACAGACGAGGGTCTAGTCTGTCTAATTCATCTTTCACCAATTCGAACATGTAGTGTCCTTTTTTTGATGATCCTTGAATCAAGGCATTTATAAATCTTCTTTTTGCCTTCTCAATATCGTACCTTTCAAACGCTGTGATGAAATCATCTAAATCATCTTCTTGTTGTTGGAAATTTTGTTCAATTTCTTCCTCTTCAGGTTCTTCACCTTGTTTTGAAAACCCTTCCATACCAATTTCACCCATACCAACTAATTTGGCGTCATATTGAACTTGATCAGGTCTTACACCCATTTCTTTACGAACCAAATCCACAGCTAAATTTTCTAAATACTCTTTGTTTTGTGATTGAATATCAAACACATCTCTTACAGCACCCATCATAGCCATTTGTAATCCCATCAAAGCGTTTTGTGAACTAACGTCTTCTTGACCTGTGTATCTTTTTACTTTTTCAACTACATCTTTGAATCTCTTAGATGCAATTTTTTCTTCAAAAGAAACAGGTACTTCCTCTGATTTGATATCGGGAAACGCAGGACTTTTCGATAATGGAGTTTCAGCCTTCTCCATTCTTTTCTTAATGTCAGGGGACATCCCTCTTGTTTGTTTTTCAAATTCACCTCTGTTTTGAGGGTCTTGTTCTTGGATATTCTTTTTCATTACTTTTTGTTTTCAAAAGTGATACCTAACTGATCAAAAGTTAAATAATCAGGAATTTTTGTCACAGGAGCCTTTGGATTGTCATCAACCATGTTTTTACCAGCCTTTGGTTTTGGTTGGTGCTTCGGATTTTTGAATGGATCCATCTTACCAGGTTTCTCGGTTGTACCAGGTTTTACCTTAGGAGGTGCCGTGGTAGGTGCCTGTTCATTAGTTTCAGCCTTTGGTTTTGGTTTGTGTTTTGGATTCTTGAACGGATCACTTTTACCAGGAGCTTCTTTTGTACCAGGTTTTACTTTAGGTGGTGCCGTAGTGGGTGATTGTTCCATAGCCTCTTTTTTGGTTAAAGTATAATACTTTCCAACGGGTTTGTCCACTTTGGTATTACCAACGAGTTTTGAACCTGTGTTTGTACCGATCTCTCGTCTGATTACTCCTTGTTCACTTAGTGTATTTAAAAGTTCACTTTTGGTCATTCTTGGATTGATATGTTTCTCAACCAATTTACGTAAAGCACTTTCTACAACTGGTTGAAGTGGATTCTTACCTTCCTTCATAGTTTTTTTAACATCCATTACACATCTTTCGAATTTAGCCTTTTCAGCCTTCGTGTATGAATCTCTTTCTCTACCTTCCAAACCTAATGAACTTGTACAAACTGCCCACGGATTTTGATCTTTCTTACTCTTTTTTTCTTCAATATTGTCAGCCTCGTCCATACCATCTTGGTACATACCAGGTGTTTTTCCTGGATCAACACCAAATCCGTCATTGGTGTCAGGTCCTACTTGATGTGGGGATTGTGTTGTTTCACCACTTCCATAAGGATTTAAAGGATCATCGTCTTGACCTTCCTTCATTTCTTTTTCATAGACTTGATAAGTTGCTCCTTTTTGTTGAAGTTTTACTTCATCGGGTGAACCTTTCTTTACCTTGATAGTGATAGTTTCTTGTTCTTTAGTTTCTTTTTTGTTTTTCATAAGACGGATTTTTTTTCAAATTCCAAGATTAGGTCTCTTTCGTACAATTTATCCATAACTTTTTTTTCGGTATCACCAAATCTAAATACCAATCTAAGTTGATTTTCAGAAGTTTCTTCGGTTTCCCAGGCTAATGCGATGATATCTTCCATCGCATCTGTAATTCCCATATAATCAGATTTTTGGATTAGTTCCAATTCTATGGAGGTATTCTTTAAAGTTCCAACCTTCGTTATAAAATCAATTTGGGGTGGCTCAGGATAACCACTAGCTGGTTTAGCATCCCAATTCTCACCCCAAACATCCAGATTTTCTCCAAAAATGAATTCATACATGTTATCACCTCTATAGTTTGGACCCAGCCCATTCACATAGATTAGATAACTCATAACACTTCACCTTTAGTTGTTACTTTAATTTGTTCACCTTGGTGTTCAAATACCAAGTTATTTTTATTTGTTTTACCTAAGAACTTTATGTCTTTAGATTCAGACAACATGAACTCAACAGCCGTTTTTTGTTCGATAGTTTCCGCAACTATTTTGATCGAACTTGATTTTGTATTTTTTTTAGGTTGAGTTTTCTTTTCTGATTCAGAAACCATAAAGTACTTCTCAAGAACTTTATCTACTTTAGATTCAGAGAAAATACCATCCATAATTTTAGAAATTGATGAATGTGTTTTTTCTTCTTCACTCATTTCTTCGTTACGTTGATTCTTGATGTTAGAATAAACACCTATTACTTTACTGTCTCTTCCGTCATATTTGTCACGAAGATCTCCTTCTCCCATTTCATTTCTTCTTCTCTTACGAAGTTTGAAGGGTCCACCGAATTTTTCTTTATACATGTCCCAAAACCTTCTACCTGGTCTCAATTTAAAATCGAAAGGTCGCTCATCTCTATCGTCTATTGGAAACCACTTTTGATTTGGATACTTTGAAACAAACTCATCGAAATCATCATATTCTTCTTCATCATAATCAAAGTCGAAATCTCTCATTTGTCTATCATCTTTGTCATAGAAACCGTGGTCACCGATTCCCAAGTACATGTCGTCTTGCTCACCCATTTCACCTTCAGCCGGTGCTTCAAGATCCATGTCAAGACCCAAATCCAATTCTTCGTCACCAGATACTTCCATGTCGAGGTCATCACCTTCCATACCGTAGTCAGTCTCTTCTTCTTCGATTTTAGCAACGATATCTTCCTTATCTTCCAAATCCAATTTACTTAGATCAAGAGCTGAAATAATTGAGTTCATTACGTACTTGATGTCCTCAGAGGTCATACCAACTGAATCATTCATTGTACGGATTTTCTGACCCAATTTACCAGTCAGTTTCTGAATTACTTTGAAATCAACTTCCTCCTCTTCAGCACCCATTTCAGGTGTTTCTTCTGAATCCATATCCATTTCATCACCAGCTTCCATGTCCATATCCATAGACACTTCCTCGTCACCCATATCCATATCCATCTCAACATCCATCTCATCAGAAGCAGGTGCTTCAGGTGCAGGTGCTGGTTCAGCTGATTTTGGTAATTTCAGTGTAAACTTTTTTTGTTCGTCCAAAGTGAACATTGATACTTCTTCATCGTTTTCATTCAAACGATTAAGTTCACCTGCCATCAAGTTCATTCTCTTCAAGGCTTGTGAATACGATTTGTAGTACTTACGATTTTTGATTGGATCTACATACTCCAATGACTCGTCAATTCTTTTCTTGATAATATAACCAAGTTTTTCTTTTACGATTTCGTACTTATTTCCGTCTGCTAGAGTCTTTCCGAATTCAACACGAGATGTCTCATTGATTGAGGATGGTCTAGATTCTTTATAACGAGCGATTTCAAGGATTCTTTGAATTTTGTCTTGTCCTTGTAATTTTTCACTTCCAATTGGTTTTAGGTCAGCCATTTTAATATTTTTTTTTACATGTTTAATCCGTTCATTCCTCCGAGTTTAACTGCGGTGGTTTGTACTATTGCCACACCTTCACCATTTGTAAAAATGGGATGTGGTAGAGGGTTTATTGTAACGGTTCCGCTACAGTTTACGCAATCCTCGTAATCATACTGTCCATTTGTGATTTCAGACATAGTTAAATTTTACTATATAAATATATTGAATTTATGAAATCTTTATTTTTATTCTATTTCTTGATTTTCCAAGGATAATTTTTTGTCCATCAAACTGTTCTTAAATTTGAATAGTTTGTCAATATACCCTGAACGTCTAAGGAATTTGAATACCAAGTTTTCGTATGAATACTCTCCTTTTTCTTCCAACCCTGCAGTTCTGTACTTTTTGAGTTGGTCTTTGAATTTCTCAATTTTATCAAGGGCTTTATCCAAGTCCTCATCTGTTACTTCTTCAATCAATGAGTCAATCTTGCTCATTACACTTTTGGCTTTCTTTTCAAGGAAACTTTTGTCAATTTTGACATCTTCCATTTTTGGTTTTTCAACCCATTCGTCAAACAAGACTGAATACACTCCCGTTGAGTGGTGAGCCTCGTTTACATCTTCAGCGTACAACTCAACATCGAAACCCT